CCTTATTTAACTCCCGAAGAAATGAAACAATGTGACGAAGATTGGAGCGATCAAAATTTAAAAGTCGCACCCGATGACAACGAGGGGAGATATCGAAATAAATACACAACTAAAAGTTCGGCTGCCTCAACTTTGTCTTGGATAGATTGATGAGTAAAAGTCAGAAAAGAAGAGTTAGCCAGGCGCAACACAAAAGAAACAGAAGAGTTTTTTTCAATCAGAAAAAATTAGAACTAGGTTGTCAGTATGTTCTGTTTACATTGTTTGGTTACGAAGTTAAGTGTGGTTACAATGATGATCCATTTTATTTAGAGTGGCATCATCCTAACCCAGACGAAAAATTTACTTGCACTGATGGTAAAAGAATATCAGTTGCAGAAATGATATCAAGAGGAATGAGTAAAGAGGCAGTTGAAAAAGAATTAGACAAATGTGTTGTTTTGTGTAGAAAACATCATGCAGAAGTGGAGATGGAAAAGGGAGGATAAAATGAATTTTAAATACAAAACAAAACCATACCAACATCAAGAGGATGCTTTAGGTCATAGTTTTGATAAACGGAACTATGCATACTTTATGGAGATGGGATGTGGTAAGTCTAAAGTTCTGCTCGATAACATGGCATGGCTTAGACTACAAAAGAAAATAGACTCTGCAATTATTGTGGCTCCCAAAGGAGTTTACAGAAATTGGGAATTGACAGAGATCCCGAAACATTTCTTGGACGAAATAGATCACGAGGTCTTTACTTGGAGGGCAAATGCAACCAAGTTGCAGAAAGATAATCTAGTTCGAGCAACAAAAGACAGATCAAAGTTTAGAATACTTCTGATTAATGTTGAGGGTTTTGCTACACCAAAAGTAAAAAGATATACCGAAGCTTTCATAAAAGATTCAAACTTTTTATTGGCAGTAGATGAATCAACAACGATAAAGAATCATCAAGCTAAAAGAACCAAGGCATTAATTAGTCTAGGCAAACAAGCAAGTTACAAAAGAATACTGACGGGATCTCCCGTTACAAGATCGCCAATGGATTTGTTTTCTCAATGTTTATTCATGAGTCAAGATCTATTGGGGTTTGATTCTTATTGGTCTTTCCAAGGTCGATACGCAGTAACAAGAAGACAAAAGATGGGTGCTCATTCTTTTAATCAAGTTATTGGATATAGAAACCTGGAAGAACTAGGACAAAGATTAAAAACATTCTCGTTTAGGGTTACGAAAGAAAATGTTTTAAAAGATGTGCCACCGAAAATTTATACAACTAGGCAAGTTAATTTATCAACAGAACAACTTCAACACTATCAATCGATGAAGAAACATGCATTGACAGTGGTCAATGATGAGTTGGTAAGTGCAACTGAAGTCATGACACAATTAATAAAATTACAACAATTACTTTGTGGTTTTATTGTAACCAATGATGGCAAAACAATAGAAGTTAAAAATAATAGAATAACTTGTATGTTGGATGCTATCGAAGAGATGAGTGGTAAAGTTATAATATGGGCAAGATTCAGACATGATATAATCAGTATTACAAATGCTCTTAGAAAAAAATATGGACATGCATCTACTGTAAATTATTTTGGAGATACATCTGAAAAAGACAGACAAGATGCAATACTAGGAATTGAGAACGATCCTACTGTAAGGTTCTTTGTTGCCAATCCTCAAACGGGAGGCAGAGGTTTGACTTTGATCAAGGCAACAAATGTAATTTATTTTTCTAATGATTTTGATTTAGAAAAACGAATACAATCTGAGGATCGTAATCATAGATCGGGTCAGAAGAATCAAGTCGTCTATGTTGACTTGATAGCTAAAGGCACGATTGACGAGTATATCGTGAAAGTTTTACAGAATAAAATCGTTTTAGCAGGTAAAGCATTGAATGAAGAAGCTAAAAAATGGTTACAAGTTTCTCCAAAAAAAGACGATTAATTGCTGAAAATTACTACAACATGATATATATAATAAGTGAAAGCAACAAACCACAAGGAGTATCAAGTGCAAAAATATAGAACAGTGGCTATCCCAATCGAGATTTGGGAAGATCTTAAAAAGATAGCCGACACAGAAGGAAGGTCTTATGCAAGACAACTGACTTGGATGATCAAAAATTATTTTTCAAAAAACATTGACAATTAATTGCAAATGATTATCTTAAAAATATCCTTAAAGATTGGATATTGAAAAAAATATTCTCGGCAGTTTGTCACGGAGCTGCCGAGAGTAAAAAAAGCCGAAGGGCATAACTTTAACAAAGGAGGTTCAATTATGAACGAGTTATTTGAAACGATGGTTGCAGATGCGAGTGCGTTTGATAATGTTAACGCAAAAAAGGGGAGTGAGTTATCTTCTCTAATTCGTAACAGTCAACAACTTTCAAAACAAATCAAAGAAGCCGAGCAACATCTCAAAGATCTTAAGGCTATGAGACACAAGGTTGATACAGAATCTATTCCTGCAACAATGCAAGAAATGGGTATGGACTCTATTACTGTGGATGGTAATAAAGTTCAGTTAAAACCTTTTGTTCATGCAAGTATACCTCAAGATCGAAAAGGTGAAGCTTATGATTGGTTAAGATCAATAGGCGAAAGTGACATCATCAAGAACGATGTTGTCGTTAGTTTTAGCATGGGCGAAGACAATCTTGCTAAATCTGTTATTGCCGATCTCGAAGAGAAAGGTGTTAATCCAAGTTCAAAGACACACATACATCCAATGACTTTGAAATCTTGGTTATCGGATCGTATCAAAGATGGCAAGGAAGTAGACCTTGAAATGTTTGGTGCGTATGTTGGTACAACTGCTACATTTAGAAAGGTATAATCATGAAAACACAAGTAGTAGAGAAGAAAGAGGCAGGTTTACCTGCAAATTTGATAAGTGAAATGGCTACCGATTCTGGCTTGGGACTATCTAATGTGACGGCAGATGATATGCAGATTCCTTTTTTAAGGATTCTACAAGCATTGTCTCCACAGTTAGTTAAAACTAATTCGGATTATATAAAAGGTGCAGAACAAGGAGATATCTTTAATACTGTTACCCATCAAGTATGGAAAGCAGAAGAAGGTATTACTGTAGTGCCTTGCTATTTTGAGCAAAAATTACTTGAGTTCGTACCAAGATCTCAAGGTGGTGGTTTTGTACAAGAATTATCCAAGGATCATCCCGATGTTTTGAATGTCAAAAGAGACAAAGAAACTAATATGGATGTGTTACCTAGTGGTAATGAACTTGTAAGAACGGGTCAACATTACGTTAAAGTTCTTAATGAAGAGCTTGGTATGTTAGAACCTGCCATCATAGATATGAAGAAAACTCAAATCAGAAGATCAAAGATTTGGGTAACTCAAATGTCAATGCAAACTATAAAGTTAGCAGATGGTACATCAAAACCTGCTCCTATGTTTGCCAATAAATGGAGACTAAAAACAGTAGCCGATGGCAATGACAAAGGATCTTGGTATTCCTGGCAGATAGAAAAAGTCGGGATGGTAGATTCTCTTGACGTTTATAATGAATGTAAGGAGTTTCATAATAGTGTTGCAAGTGGAGAGATCAAAGGAACGGCAGTAGCCGATGAGATTGATCAATCTCCTACTACGAATGCAGACGAAATACCATTCTAACTTTTAACGATTTCGGGTAGAGGTCCTCCATTTCATTTTCCTCTACCCGAAAACCATTTGTGAGGAATAAAATGAACAATGGTCAAAGGTTTATGGATGCTTTTCAAGGTTTCTCTGAGGCTCATGGAGAGACAAAGATCTCCCAGGAAAGAAGACAAGGGAAACAAGCCGCCAACTCCTATATTAAAAGAACTCCGTTAACACTAGAACTTATCAATGGTCATCTAGATGGTGGACTTGGTGTTGGTTCTATACCTATTAATGAAGAAAATAACTGTAAGTTTGGTGCATTGGATATTGATACATATCCTATTGACCATCTTTCCCTAGATAAAAAATTAAGAAAACTTAAAATACCATGCATCGTTTGTAGAAGTAAAAGTGGTGGAGCACACATATTTTTCTTTTTAACAGATTGGATGAATGCAGGTGAATTTAGAGATAAAGCATCAGAGATTGCATCTGTAATTGGCTTTGGTAACTGTGAGATATTTCCAAAACAAGAGCAGATATTAGTAGAACGAGGAGACGTAGGTAATTTTATAAACCTACCATATCATAACAAAGATCAAACCATGAGGTATGCCTTCAAAGACAATGGAGAGGTTGCTACCTTTGAAGAATTTTTAGATTTAGTTGATAAAAGAAAAGTAAAACCAAATGATTTTTTTAAATTACAAGTAGGGTCAAAAAAGACAGAACCTTTTCCAGAAGGTCCACCTTGTTTAAATGTCATGGCACTAAATGGCATTGGAGAGGGAGCAAGGAACATGTCTTTGTTTAACTATGGTGCTATGTTTAAGAAGATGGATCCCGATAATTGGAAGGCGCTGCTAGAAAAATTTAATATTGATTATTGTACGAGTCCCGTATCGGCACAAGAGATAGTTCAGATACAAGGTCAATTAGAGAAGAAAGAATATTTTTATACATGTAATCAAGAGCCTATCAAATCACACTGTAATAAATCTTTATGTAAAAGAAGGAAGTATGGCATTGGTGCAAATGTGGATGCAGTAGAAATAACAGGTATATCCATTGTTAAATCAGAACCAAGAGTATTCTTTGCAGATCTGGATGGTAGGCGATTAGAGTTAACGAGCTTTGATTTACAATCACAATCTAAGTTTCAGATAGCATGTCTGGAGCAACAAAACTTCATGCCGCCAAAAGTAAGAGAGAGTGATTGGCAGACATTGATTAATGGATTATTAGCAGAGGCTAACGAAATAGAAGTGCCAGAGGAATTAACTTACAAAGGACATTTTAATCAACTACTTGAATCTTTTTGTTATGGAAGGGTACAAGCACAATCGGCAGAAGAATTATTGGTTGGTAAACCATGGATAATGGAGGGTTTTGTAAATTTCAAAGTAGATTCTTTTATAGAATTTTTAAGACAAAAAGGTTTTACACATTATTCTAAGGGTCAGATTCAAGAAAGAATAAAGGAAATAAATAATGGCGGTAAATGTAACGATGTAAAAAAATTTAAAACAACAGATGGTAAATGGAAATCAGTTCGTGTCTGGTGGGTTCCCGAAGTAAGAGAGGATGTTGAAATACCTAAAGTAGAATTTGAAGAGGAGGTTCCGTTCTAATGAAAAAAGATAAAATAGAATTATTTAAAGAATTTTCAGAATTTATAAGACATGAAAAAGCTTTAGAAACATTTAACAAAACGATTGATTTTTTAGAAGAATATGAACAAGACCATATAGAGTTTGTAAGAGAACAAAAAAAGGTTCCTTACTCTCTTACTAAAGAAGAGAGAGCAGATTTAGTTCATAAACAAGAATTGGCACGAAATTTTAAAATGGTTAAGGATTATATTATAAAAAGAAGAGAGTCTTTCATAGAAATGTTTTTTAAAGAGTATCAATAATGGAGATGTTAGTAGCTTTTTGTGTAGTTTTTTTTGAAGCACCTAGACATAAAGGTGGAGATGCTTTGTGTAGTTTCTGGGAACCTGGTGTTGTGTATAAAACAAGACAAGAGTGTATGGATGGTAAAAAACTAATAGAAGAATACCTACAAGAAGAACTGTGGAGATTATACCCAGAGGCAGTAAAGATAGATGCAAAAGGAGTGTGTCCATTTAAACCTAAAACACCAACAGGCAGAAACAAAGGACAAGGAGATAGAAATGAGTAATGAAACGGCAATCTATGGGCCACCTGGAACGGGTAAAACAACAAAACTTTTAAATATTATAGAAGAAGCTATTGCAGATGGAGTTGATCCACAAAGAATAGCTTTTTTATCTTTTACAAGAAAAGCTGCACAAGAAGCAATTGATAGAGCTTGTATTAAATTTAATTTAGATCAAAAATATTTTCCTCACTTTAGAACATTACACTCTCTTGCTTTTCGTTGGGTTGGAATGAAAAGAGAAGATGTAGTTAAACCACCAGACATGAGGTTTTTAGGCAAGAAGCTTGGAGTTGTTTTTCAAAAAGAAGAGAAAATAAACATAGAAGAAGGAGACATGTTTACACCTGGATCAAGTGATGGAGATAAATATTTTTATGTGTACAATATGTCTAGACTAAAAGGCACTGATCTTATGAAAGAGTTTGATTCTTTTGGGGATATGTCCTTGAAAAGAGCATACATGCCTACTGTTGCAGAGGCATATCAAGAATTCAAAAACAAAAACTTTAAATTAGATTTTACAGACATGTTACTTAAATTTTTAGAACAAGGAACTGGTCCTGACTTAGATTTGTTGATTATAGATGAAGCACAAGATTTAGTTCCTATTCAATGGAGAATGGTCAAGGAGTGTTTGTTACCTAATGCTAAAAAGGCTTACTATGCTGGGGATGACGATCAATGTATTTTCAATTGGGCAGGTGCAAATGTAAATCATTTTTTAAACTGTGCAAAAGAATCCATTGTACTAGATCAATCTTATAGGGTTCCATATACTGTTTGGTCTGTTGCAAAAAATATAATAAGAAAAGTTAAAATAAGAAAACAAAAAGAATATAAGCCAAAGGAAGAAGAGGGC